CTGACGTATGAAGACATGGTGAAACTGCAAAAAGATTTGTACGATGCAAAGGGCGAAAGTGTATTGCCCACAACATTTGCTATGGCAGTTGAAGCCAAACTCAAGGAGAAGAACACATGACACGCAATGAATTACTAGAGTTGGCAAACACGTTTTACACCAACGGCGGTTTTACCGAAAGAGAAATTGCGTTCGCACGAGTTATCGCAGCAGCCGAGCGCGAGGCAATAGCCCAAATGTTTGAAGACGCGCCACCATTAGTACAGTTTGCACAGAACGACCGAGGCGGCTGCATGGTGTGTGGATTTACACCAAAACTGGCAATTGATGCAATCCGAGCAAGGGGGAACACATGAACGATTTCTTTGAGTTGATGGAGGGTGCGTGGCTTTTTGTTGTTGCATTTTTTGTGCTACTCACCATGCCAATATGGGTGCTGCCGTACGCTGCGTTTAAATGCTGGAAAGCAATCCGAGCAAGGGGAAACGCGTGAGACTCAGCATTAAGGTTTTCGGGGTCAGGTACGTCCTAAAGATGTGTTTCCCATCTCAGCGACACATCAAATGGTTGCCAGCAGTTTTTTGGGCAAGGGTCGGCCCCGCAACGGTTCGAAAGGAGAAGAACATATGACAACTGCTGAAGAATTAGTCAACTCATGCTCAAATTTGTTGAATGCGCAGCAACGACAGATGCTACAAGACTTAAGCAAAGTTCGACAAGACAAAAACTACTCTGCAATGCCAAACTACGCGTTGGATGAATACATTACAACGCTTAAAGATCTGTACCCTGCAAAATTCCACAACAGGCATACTCTTACGCAACGTGTGTTTATGGATGAGCCTGCAAACGTAGACGTGCCGTACACAAAATTTGTGCGTACAAAAAATGAATCACCTATCAAACAGGGCCCTAAAAAATGACTGACAAAGCAACTGATCTTGATGCGGCGTTGGCTTACATTGGCAATGTAAAACTGCCGCGTGATGAGGTCTTAAAACGTGTCAAAAAAGCCAAGGAAGGCGCAGATGCGCCATTGACTGACATGATCTACGGCACAACGCCGTTAGCTCGTGAGCTTGACATTGACGTGCTGCCGCAGGCGCAACGTGACTTTCAAGGCGAGCAAGACGCATTGCAGCGCTTTATGAGCATGTATGAGCCCGGTGAGCTAGTCATGAGACAGAACTTTAGGCGGCATGTGCTGCAGATTTTGGAAGATTGGCGCCTTAAAGACGTAAAAAAGTAAACTTTTTGCAATTTTTTTGCAAAGACGTGAAAAAGTTGCAAAAACAGCTGTATAATTCAACTGTAGGCAACTACAAACTGGTCCCTCTAACTTACTTATTTACTGTTTATTGAAAGGCAATCATCATGGCACACATGCTCGCAACTACTCTCACTGGCAAGTCCGCAATGGCTTACGTAGGTGATACCCCTTGGCATGGCTTAGGTCAAAAGCTAACCGCTGACTCCTCTATTGAAACCTGGGCTGAAGAGTCTGGCTTAAACTTCCAGCTGGCTACCGCAGACGTTCAGTTTGCGCCACCTGTATCTGTGTGGAACGGCTTTAAGCCTCAGCATACAGTTTTCAACGGCAAAAAAGTTATGTACCGCACTGACAATGAGTTGCCTTTGGGCTTGGTGTCTAGCCAGTACAAAATTGTGCAACCCATGGAGGTGTTGGAATTCTTTCGCGACATGGTAGGCTCTATTGCCCACCTTGAAACGGCCGGCGTCTTGCGCAATGGCGCACACTACTGGGCACTGGCACGGATGGATGGTGAGTTCAACCTTGCTGGTGATAAAGTCAACCAGTACCTGCTTTTGGCCTCATCTGCAGATGGCTCTTTGGCAACGCAGGCTCGGCTAACTTCGGTTCGCGTTGTTTGCAACAACACATTGCAACTTGCGCAAAAAGGCAAGGCTGAAGTTAGCGTACGCCACAACTCGGTGTTTAACCCCGCAGCTGTCAAAACCGAGTTGGCCAACTTCAACGAGGCATTCAAAACATTCGAGCAGACAGCCAAAGCATTGGCAGGCATTAAAATGTCAAGCATGCAAGCCCAAAGCATCTTCACCAAGCTTCTTGGCGGTGACGAAAAGAAAGCAAGCCGCGCAGCACAACGTGCTCTGGCATTGTTTGACGGCGCAGGCATTGGTGCAGATCTTGAATCCGCCAAAGGCACTGCTTGGGGCGCGTTGAATGCAGTCACTCAACTGATGGATTGGGAAACAGCACGCACAGGTGATGCTCGGTTGGCCAATGCTTGGTTTGGCGGCGGCGTGGCTATCAAGCAACAAGCTGTTCAAGATTTGCTGGCTTTGGCGTAAAGTGGTTGGGGCTACGGCCCCACCCTTTTGTTGTATAATTGCAACACTGTCTATTGAAAGGTATCTATGAACATCTTCTATCTTCACGATTGCGCCGCTGTTGCCGCAGGCATGCATTGCGACAAGCATGTTGGCAAAATGCTTATCGAATCAGCGCAAATGCTGGCCACAGCGCATCACCACTTTGGCAATGGCGACCATGTGTCCTATAAGCCTACACACATCAATCACCCAAGCAACATCTGGGTGCGTTCCGGCAGGCTCCACTATGACTATGTTGTCGAGCTTGCTTTGGCCCTTGGCCGGCAGTTCTATGTCCGCTATGGCAAGCACCATAAAACACAAGCCGTGGTCATTGCCGAGCTTATCAAAGCTCCTGCGCCAATGTACAAAATGCCATTGCTGTGGCAGCCTCCTCCATTGGCTATGCCTGACGAATACAAGTCCTCCAACACCATCGAATCATACCGCCGCTTTTACGCTAGCAAAATCGACCGTATGCCTATGGTGTACAACAAAGGCACTACGCCTCCACCCCACTGGCTGTCAGACATCTGGGCCACATCCTTGAAAGCTGCATAATGTACAACAAAGTCCTTGAGTTCCGTAAGGCAATGCGCCTGCCAATTGGCGATAAACCTGCCTTGCTTGAGTCTACTGAAAGCTCATATTTTTCACGCTTCATTCTTGAAGAGCTTAGCGAATACATGAAGGCCTGTGAAGATGGCGATTTGCCTGAAGCTGCAGATGCTTTGGTCGATCTTATTTACGTGGCGCTAGGCTGCGCCCATGCCATGGGGCTACCGTTTGACAAAATGTTTGACATTGTCCATGCCGCCAATATGCGTAAAGAGCCTGCCAATGCCTACATTCGTAGCCTGCGCGGCAACCACTTTGACATTGTTAAACCGCAAGGCTGGATTGCTCCGCAAGGCGAAATTGCGCAATGCTTGGCGGAGTACAAACATGAGCATTAAAGACCTGATTGACGCTTACGTTGCTACTAAAAATGAACGTGAAGAGCTAACTGCAAAGGCCAAAGAGCTTACCAAAAAGCTGGCGTTGTATGAAGGCGACATCATGGAGCAAATGTCGCAGCAAGGCATCTCTAAAGCTGCGTCTGACAAAGCCTCAGTCACTATGCGACTTGCAACACACCCAACCATTACTGATTGGGGCATGTTTTACTCTTACGTAGCAGAAACAAAGCAATTTGAGCTGCTACACAAAAGATTGTCCTCAACTGCTTTCAAAGAACGTTTGACAGCAGGTGAGACAATACCTGGGACTACCATGTCGGAGTCCTATGAACTGTCCGTGTATCGCACCAACTCGTAACTTGTTAGGAATATCATGTCTAAAAACGCTATCACCAAAACTGCAGAGCAGCAATTGCATTTCTTCGAAGATCAACTGGCCGCAATGGCTATGGAGACTGTCAAGGCTGAGCAATCAACCCTTGGCACAGCATTTCTGTCCACAAAAAGTGGCGTGTTAACGTACCGCGGCAACCCTGTTGCCAACAACGCGTTGGACTGCGTCATCTTGGCAGGCCCCATTGAGCGTTTGTACTACGACAGCCGCTATGACCCTACAAAAACTGTAGGCCCAAAGTGCTTTGCTATTGCTACTGCTGCAACTGGCATGGCCCCGTCTGACGCGTCTGAAGGCAAGCAACACACCACATGTGAGGGCTGCCCGCAAAATGAATGGGGCTCATCCGCTAATGGCGGCAAAGGCAAAGCCTGCCGCGAGACTCGCCGCTTGCTTATTCTGCCTGCTGATAGCATTGCAAGCGCAAGTGCTGTAGAAGCTGCTGAGGTTGTTGCTTTGCGCCCACCTGTTACCAGCATTCGCAACTACACCACTTACATTCAAACCATTGCAGCTACACTGCGGCGCCCTACACTTGGTGTGGTAACCACCTTGGCTGTTGTGCCTGACGCTAAGACGCAATTCAAAGTAACCTTTACTATGAAAAGTGTGGTGCAAGATGCTGATGTTGTAAACGCATTGATTATGCGTGCAACCAGTGAAAATGCTAAAGCGTTGGAGTCTGTTGCCTTTGCAGGTGATGACGGCGCACCTGAAACTTCTGCTCAATCGACGCGTTTCTAATGCAACCAATTTTCCTCGACTTTGAAACCGAGGGAATAGAAGCAAGGCCTACGTACCCACCGGTACCTGTAGGCCTTGCTATCTACGACCCTGTCGGTGCAATACGCAATGGCTATTACGCATTTGGCCATTTACACGACAACAACTCTACTAAAGATGAAGTGTATGAGATACTCAAAGCCATTTTCGCGTCAGATCGGGCGATATGCTTTCACAACGCTGCATTTGATTTGGACGTCATTAACGTACATTTTGGGCTCGACACTCCATCGGCTGATCGAGTTAACGATACCCTTATTTTGGCTTTTTTGCATGACCCTCATACTCGCTCTCTGTCTCTTAAAGACTTAGTTGTTACGTGGGGCATTGCGCAGCCAGATGAGCGTGATGAGCTAAAGGCATGGATCATTGAGAACGTGCCAGAAGCCAAGCGAAAGAAGTCGACATGGGGAGCATACATCTGTCGCGGCCCAGTGCAACTGGTAGGTCGCTATGCCATTGCAGACGTGCGGCTTACCTCACAGCTTTATGACTTTTTGGCTGAGAAAGTTTTGCCTGCGCAGTTGGTGCCTTACCGCCGTGAAATTGAACTGATACCAATGCTGCTTGAGAATTCAAGTCTAGGCATACGTGTAGACGTGGAAGGTCTTGCAAAAGCAAAAGCGCAAGCAGAAATAGATATTGCCCTTTGTAGTAATTGGGTGTGTGCATTGTTAAAGTCTCCTGAGTTAAATGTCGACAGCGATCAACAGCTTGTCGAATGTATTTATCAATCAGAGCACTGGGATAAAAATAAGTCTTGGCCTGCAACAGACAAAGGGCAATTGCAAGCAACAAAAGAAGCGTTTGATGAAATGCTAACCAACTTGGAACTTCGCGATGTCCTCAGATTTCGAGCAAACCTTTCAACTTGTTTATCTACTTTTATTGAACCATGGTTACACGCTTCACGGCTTACAGGTCGAATCTATACAAACTGGAACAGTGTTAGAGGTGAGCGTGGCGGAACTCGAACTGGGAGACTATCTTCCACACCAAATTTTCAAAACGCCCCCGTCAGGTATCCAATAGTCACTTTACCTGCAGACTTACATGTAGCACCTTTGCCTTTGATTCGTAGCTTTATTTTGCCCGATGAAGGCCATAAACTTATTGCTTGTGACTTTAACGCGCAAGAGCTTCGTATCTTTGCGCACTTTGAAGGCGGCAATCTTATGAAGCAATACCAAGCAGACGCACGCGCCGACTTGCATACCTACGCCGCAAACATGATGACGGAAGCAAGCGGCAGGCCTGTTAGCCGTACGTATTCAAAAGGCGTAAGCTTTGCAATTTTGTATGGCGCAGGCCCTACTAAAATTAGCGATATGCTAGGTGTTGACCTTAACATGGCACGCACGTTGATGAATGCTTACACCACAGCTGTGGCGCCGGGCCTTAAAGTTATGCAGGCTACAATGCGTACAAGGTATAAGCTTGGTGAGCCTCTTAAAACCATTGGCGGCAGACTGGTCAAAATGGAGCCGCCTAAGGTCATTGACGGTCGCATCCGTGAGTTTGACTATAAAGGCGTCAACTTATTGATTCAAGGCTCAGCAGCTGATCAAGCTAAAGCTGCAATGCTGTTATACCAAAAAACACGCAAAGGCAGCAGACTACTTCTTAGTGTGCATGATGAACTTGTTATTAGCGCGCCGATTGACGCTCTTGAACGCGAGGCAGAATGCCTAGTCAATG